TCCTTATACCCACGTATAGGGACGTTGACGCACAGGCAGATATGTTTGAACTTGCTTATGAAGGAGTCGCTAAATAAATACTTTACTGTATCTATAAATAAATAGTAATATTCAAAGTATATAAGCAAAAATGGCATTCATATGTTCAAAAATTACGATTTACTTAAGAATAGTGGTATTATCTATATATGAAACCTACTAATCCAATGAAAATTACGCCAGTTGATGAAGTAAACTGGGGAATGTATATGTGGCAAATGCCAGATGATACTCTTGTTATGAATGAAGATGGTGCCTATTTGAGCATCCCGTCCATGAAGGCGTTCCTACGCCTGCTCCCGCTCCTACACCTGCCCCTACGCCTGCTCCCGCTCCTACACCTGCCCCTACTCCTGCCCCTACGCCAGCACCTGCCCCTGCCCCTACGCCAGCACCTGCCCCTGCTCCAACACTAGCACCAACCATCGCTGGACACAAAGCTACTAACCAAGATATATCCATTGGAAACTGTTCTGGACCTGCTGGATGTTGTTGTTTCAACGGTACTGGTTCAGCTTGTTCTCCTGCAGTATGTTAAAAAAAATAATGCTTGAAACAATAAATGCGATATAATGATAGGAGGGTAAAATGTCATATAAATTAAGAGTGCTTAACGACTCTCCATTGGGTTTTTGGCAACTAAATTCTTTAAATGGATCTCTTTATAGTGATCTTACTTATCATAACAATACTTCCAGCCAAAACACATCCTCTGTTATATTAACAAACGATGTCTTGCCCCTAACAACAAATTCAAATTATGATGGGTATGTTGCGGGAGCTAAATTTTTATCAACAAGTCAAGTTGATATAACAAATTCTAATAATACCTATAAGATGTTCTATCAAGGTACAGAAAACCTAACATTTAGCATAGAACTATGGCTTTCTTTTAATGATAACCCGCCAGTTAATAACAGCATACTTACTGTAAAATCCCCAGCTGGAACTGCTGCAAAGATATACGTTAACAATGATAAGATATACTTTACTGTTTATGATTCAAATAACACAGCATATACTGTTTCAAAACAAGTTACAACATGGGACTCACAAAACCATATATTAGCGACATACTCAAAAGGTAATTTAAATATACTTGTTAATTCTCTTGCAGATAATTCTTTGACCTTACAAGACAACTTTTTATTCCTTACACCTACATCAAACTACGCTAATATGACATATAGCATTGGGCCAGCAGCAGCATCAGGTTTATTTGTTATAAATGACTTAGCTTTTTATGACTATGTATTGTCTGATAATTTAATTAAATCCCATATGGTCTGGGGAACAAATGATTCTGCCCCGCAAACTTATGTTAAGCAAACAAGTGGGTATTTTTTTGATATTAAAGATAGAGAATCAATGTTTTCTTATAAAAAAGACTTTAAGAATGTTGCTAATTATAAACAAGGTTTTATAAACAATTTAATAACAGATAAAGACGGGTTAACTTTAAAAAGCATTCCAAGCTTAACTAAAGTTGGTTCTTCTGGGACAATAAGCTACTCAACAGCATTAGCGGTCACTGGAGATAATTCAGCTAAATTTAATAATTTTTCAAACTATTTTACTCCAAATAAGTTTTCTATCTTGGGTCAAATAAACTGGGTTCCAAATTATGGTGCAAACCCATCAGTAATTTGGGCTATAGAAGGCATTAATAATGATGAGTGGATATACCTAGCGCAAAGTTCAGATAAAAAGTTAACACTTTACTATCATACATTATCAACTACATATCCGTATTCATATTCAGAAAAAATACTTGCTCAAATACCAACTGCTGTGACAAGTAATGGTGCATACAACATTGGTTTGTCAGTAAATAGTAATAACATAAACCTATATATGTCAAACGTTGGATCTGTTTCAAATACATCCTATCCAAGCTACAATTATAAAAACTTAAACCTTTATTTTGGCAATGAATATTCATCTGCACCAACATTGCCATTATCGGGAAGCATTGATAATATTTCAATACTTTCTTATTATCAGGATCCATCAGCATATACCCTTTATGGTCAAAGTGATAGTTTTTCTATATCGTTTAATAATACTCTTGCTATATCTCAAAAAGGTACCTGGAGATATGCTATACCCTCATCTTATTTAAATAAAACAAAAGGAACTAGAGTTACATGGGATTCTGGAAGCTCAGATAATTCAGTTTTAAGCACTAGTCAAAATGTTATTGCTGAGGTATCAAATGATAGTGGTTCAACTTGGACACAACTAACTAATGCTTATCCAGCATTTCAGTTTCCAGATAGTTCTTCATCACAAACATCAGATCTTCTGGTAAGATTTACATTGTATACCTCTGATTCTTCTTCTGCATATCAGCCAAGAGTAGATAATATTTTTATTGGTTGTTATAAAAACTTAGATATTTTTTCTGAAGGAGGAGGTTTTGTACTTACCCCTAGGGCGGGAAGTTATATAGGCGATACATATGCTATTAAAAAGAATTTTTTTAATATACTAGCACGATCAAAAAACTTTGGAATTAAGATAAATAAAACATCTAATAAGAATTCTATTGCAACAATTGCTCCAGTAGTTGCAGGAAATGGATTTCAAACCGTTGAGTTTTGGTTTAGATATGATGCTTTAAGTTCATCATCAGTTCAAACAATACTTGATACGCTTGGAATGAATGCCAAATTATATTTTGATTCTAATGGCAATTGTTTGTTTAATGGATTTAGTAGTGTTTATGTAAATGGCATTCAGTTATCAAGCAGTAATATTAGGTTATTGACTAAAGGTGAGTCTTATCACTTTATTTGCGTATACCCAACAAGCATCTTTTCAACCTTGTATATGGGCGGGGATAAATCTTTAAATAACTTCTCTTACGGAACTTATGGCTATATTAGCCTATATCCAAATGCTTTAAGTCAAACAGATGCTCAAAATAGATATTTATCTTTCTTGTCATCTAGTGTTTCTACAGTAAATGCCAATGCTTCATTAACCCAAGCATCAAATCTGGTTGGTTTCTTGCAAGAATATCAGGGCATTAGTTCAATTACATCTACTAACCAAGCTATTTTGGCATACAATCGTGCCACAAACGTTACCCTATAGTGTAATTTTGTCAGCAAGGGTGACATTTTTTAGGGTTTAATAAGAAAAAATGGTATGATTCGTATATGGGAAAAATGAAAATCACTCCGATTGATGAGGTCAACTGGGGACTATATATGTGGCAGATGCCAGATGAATCTTTAATTATGGACGATGAAGGTGGATACCTTTGTATCCCATCTCTTAAAGGCGACATTAGACAGATTAAAAAACTAAAAGATGTAGCAAAGTATCATGGGCTTGAAGATGGAAAGCCAATATTTTTTGCGGGACACAGACAAGTTACAGCAGAAGAACTAGAAGATCAAAAACGTAGAGCTGATATGGGCATGGTTCCAGATCCTCAAGATATGCCTGCAATGATGGAATATATTAAAGAAGCAAGAGAGATGGGACTAGCATAATGGATCATAAAGTAACTATAATTGATGAAGATGATGATAAAGACCTAGTAAAGGTATACACCCCAGAAGATGTGAATCTTCAATCATACACATCCCAAGAAAACTTTGATGACCCATTTAATCAGAAATGGTCAGACATTAAAAAGTCTGATGGCATTAATCCTAATTTACGTCGTTATGCATCAAGATTGGAAAAGTCATTTACTGGACAAGGTGATGCAAAATCAAAGAAACTTGATCCACTTGACTTAACTGGTTATTCATTATTCCAGATTGTACAGCCTCCATATAACATGCTTTATTTAGCACAACTTTATGATGTTTCTCCATATCATCACTCAGCAGTAAATGCTAAAGCAGCTAACGTAGTTGGACTTGGCTATAAGTTTGATGAAACATGGGCTACAACTAAAAAAGTTGAAGACTCAATGGATACACCTAAAAAGCTTGATAAGATCCGCTCAAAGATTGAAGATGCAAAGGTAGAGTTGCGTGATTATTTAGAATCTCTTAATTCAGATGATTCATTTATTGAAACAATGAAAAAAGTATTTATTGATCTTGAGTCAACTGGAAATGCTTATCTTGAAGTTGGTCGTACAAATACAGGAAAGATTGGTTATATTGGACATATTCCAACCACCACAATGCGCATCCGTCGTCACCGTGATGGCTTTGTGCAAGTAGTTTATAACCGTTATACATTCTTTAGAAACTTTGGCGATACAGAGACACCTGATCAAATTGGAACAGATCCACAGCCGAATGAAGTTATTCACTTTAAAGTTTTCACACCTTCAAACACATACTATGGAGTTCCTGATATTATGTCAGCAAAGAATGCTGTTGCTGGTGATGAATTTGCACAAAGATTTAACTTAGATTATTTTGAAAACAAAGCAGTTCCACGATATATCATTACTGTAAAAGGAGCAAGACTTACTGCAGATGCAGAAAGAAAGCTTCTTGAGTTTTTCCAAACAGGACTTCGTGGAAGAAACCATAGAACACTTTACATCCCTCTCCCATCAGATGGAGATGCTGGTCGTGTTGAGTTTAATATGGAACCAATTGAAGCGGGAGTTCAAGACTCTTCATTCAAGAATTATGCAGTAGAGAATAGAGATCGTATCCTTATTGCTCACCGTGTTCCAATTTCTAAAATTGGTATGCCTCAAGGCGTGTCATTGGCAAACGCTAAAGACGCTGATAAAACATTTAAAGAGCAAGTATGTCGTCCACGTCAAGAAGAACTTGAGTTTAAGATTAACTTGATTGTTAGAGAATTTACAGATGCATTTGTTCTTAGATTTAATGAACTTGCACTTACAGATGAAGAAACACAATCAAGAATTGATGATCGTTATCTTAAAGATCAAGTTATTTTGCCTAATGAAGTTCGTGCACGTAAGGGACTTGCCCCAATTAGTGGCGGGGATAAAGTCTTAGTTCTTAATCCAAAAGATGCTTCTGATGCAATGTCAGAACATAGTGGAAATAAACAAAGATCACAAGACAGAACTCTTAATGCAAATGATAAGATGGGACAATCTCGTAATGCAAAGGGTGAAGGCAGAGCACAGGAGTAACTTATGGCTACAGCAATAGATGTTTTAAATGTTGCTAGAAGTCAAATAGGTTTTCACGAAGGTGCCTCAAATGAAAATCCATATGGAATTTGGTATGGTATTCCAAATGCTTCTTATTGCGCAATGGGAATTAGTTGGTGCTTTGCACAAGTTGGATTATCTAATTTAATTGCTGCACAAACCATTAAAGGTTTTTCATACAATCCCGCTGCTTTGCCTTGGTTTCAAAGACAAGGTTTAGTTGTTAATAAGATGTCTATGCAAATGGGCGATTTGGTGTTTTATGATTGGAACGGAGATGGGGTTGTAGATCACGTAGAATTATGCGAGATGGCAAGCCCTGGCGGATTTACAACAATTGCGTTTAATACTGGTTCGCCAAATGATCCAACAAAAGAAGGTTGTTGGAGAGTACACAGAAATTATCTTTTTGTAATGGCAGTGGTTAGGCCAAAATATCCAATTCCATTAAAACCAACAACATCTGTCACTACGGGCAAAAAAGCCATTGCTGGGGTTACTGGGACAGCAACAGCACTGACTGGGGGCTTACTATACACCCACCCTGGAACAACGGCTAATACAACAAATACATCTACTCAAACAACTGTTTTTGTAGCACCACCATTTCCATCTTCTCAAGCTTCATTTGTGATAGGTCAAACTAATGATGCTGTTTGGACAGTTCAAAAAGCATTAGAAAAAGCGGGACTTCTTCCAAAAGTCTATGATACTGGAACTATGAACACTCAGACACGAGCAGCTTTAGTAAAGTATGAAAGTAAACAAAGAATTACAGTAGCAAAAGATACAATTCCTCAGATTATTTATGATCAGTTAAAGGGAACATTATGAAAATAAGTCATCATTTTAAGTTTCATATATCAGATGCAAAACAGTTGGGAATAGCCTTTACTGGAGCATTTTCTACTTGGGCAGCAACTGGATTTCAGCGTGATATGCCCCATCTGGTTTATGTTCTGGTCGGATTTGCAACGGGAGCATTGGTATCTCATAATTCCATGTCTAGTCCTAATGTATTGCCAGATTCGCATATTCAAACCCCCTATGTTAATAACATAGACGACGGGAGCAAAGAGGTTCCTCAGACCCTACCAGATACCTATAAGCCAGAAGGAACAGATGTAAGAAAGGTGATAAAAATAAACAGTAGAATTATAAAATAATTCATGTAAAATTATGAGTTATTTATAAATACTGCTATTATTTATTTACATATGGATATTCAAAAGACGTACTGGAATAACAGCGAATCATCAATGGCATTGTCCTTCCCTATTTCAAAAGTAAATAAGGAAAAAAGAACCGTATCTGGTTTTGCATCTCTAGACAACGTAGACCGTCATGGAGATATAGTTACATCAGAAGCAAGCAAGCAGGCTTTTGATAATTTCAGAGGAAACATCCGTGAAATGCATGGACCATCCGCAGTTGGAAAAATGATTGATTTTAAGGAAGACTCTTTCTTTGATAAAGAGACTGGTAAGAAATATAATGGCATTTATGTAACAGCATATGTATCAAAGGGTGCTCAAGATGCATGGGAGAAGTGCTTGGACGGTACATACACAGGTTTCTCTATTGGCGGAAACATTGTAGATGCTAAAATGGAAAAGTCTGATGATGGATCAGAGACACGTAGAGTTATTCACAAATATGATTTGCATGAATTGAGTCTTGTAGATTCTCCAGCAAATCCTCTTGCAAATATTTTCTCCATTCAAAAGATGGCAGCAAATGTTGTAACAGAAAATGTTTTTTGGTGTAAGGAAGATGAAGTAGCTTCAACAACAGTAGAAGTAACAAAGAATTGTGTTGTTTGTGGAGATTCAATGACTAATATTGGTTGGGTTGAACAATCAGATGTTGAAAAGTTTGAAGCAATTAATAAAGTGATTGATTCTTATTTTACTAAAGATGATGCACCTACACCTTCACATGAAGCAACAGAAACTGCTGCTCCTGGAAATGTTGTTGACAGCAATGCAACAATCAATCTTTATCCAGATCAAAATAAAACAAAAAAGGTTTCGCCTATTGATGTAACAACGGCGATTAAGAAAAATGAAGGAGGTAACGAAATGACAGAAGAAACAAACGCAGAAGTGACTCCAGAAGTTACTGAAGTTGAAGCTCCAGCTGCAGAGGAAGCAGTTGTTGCTGTTGATGAAACAGTAGTTGATACAGGAGAAGCAATTGAGAAAGCTGTTGCTATTTCAGAGGTTGAGGACACACTTGATTTCACAAAGATGGTAACTGACCTTAAGACCTTCTTCAACGAATCAATTGAAAAGAATTATGCGACTCACGCTGCAACTGTGCAAGATGTATATCGCATGGTTGAAGAGACTAGAGCAGATATGGCTAAGGCTATTGATGAACTCAAGGCAAAGCAAGAAGAAATGAGCAAGTCTATTACAGACATGTATGGCAAGATTGATTATGTTGACCATCAGCTCAAAGGCTTTGAATCTGCAACAGCAGTTAAGAAGTCCAGTGACCAAAATGGATCATTGGAGGATGTAAAAATCCAAAAAACAAGTATATGGCAAGGACACTTCCTCGGTGTTAATAGCTTAACAAAATAAACTAGAAAAAAATAAGGTGGTGAAATAAATAAATGAGTAATGAACTTTTACAAAAAGTAATTGATACAACTAATCTCGGTGCCAACGGTGCTGTTAACGCTTCTGGCGACTCAGCAAACCTTTCAGGTGTAGGTCTCCTATATCCAGATCAGGCTAATCGTTTCCTAGATTACATGTGGGATGCAACAATTCTCGCAAAAGCAGCTCGTACAATTCGTATGCGCTCAAACACAACAGAAATTGATCGTGTTTCAGTAGGTCAGAGAATTATGACCGTTGCATCTGAAGATAATCCTCGTGACTACACAGGTTATGATGCAGGTTCAACAGGCCAGTTCTCAAATGCTGCTGCGACGTTCTCAAAGGTTTCTTTGACAACACGCAAGTTGCGTCTAGATTTGGAACTTTCTTCTGAGTCTCTTGAGGATAACCTTGAAGGTCCAGATTTGGAAGACCACATTGCACGTTTGATGGCTACCCAAGCTGGTAACGACATTGAGGATGTTCTAATCAATGGTGTCGGATCTGCTACAACAGGTCTACTTTCAGCTTTTAAGGGCTTCCGTCAGCTCGCAATTGACAACGCTCACGTTGTTGATGCAAATGGTTTGGGACTTGACAAGGCTGTATTCAACCTTGCAATCAAGACCCTCCCACGTAAGTACAAGCAACGCCGTAACCAGCTCCGATTCTTCTCAGGATCTAACTTGGTTCAGGATTACCTATACAACTTGACAGCTAACGCTGGCTCAGTAAATCCATTTGATATCGCTTCTGGCGTTATTCGTGGTGATGTTGCAGCTAACGATGGTGGTCCAGGTACAGTAACTCCGTTCGCTTTCGGTATTCCAGTCATCAACGTTCCATTAATGGACGAGACAAAGACTGGAGACTACAGCGGTGCTGCAGGTCTTCATGGAGATGTCCACTTGACATTCCCACAGAACTTCATTATCGGTATCAAGCGTGACGTTGTTGTTTATCGTCTGTTCCAGCCAAAGAAAGATACAATTGAATATACACTATTCATTCGTGTCGGTTGCGCAGTTGAAAACTACGATGCACATGTTATCGTGAAGAACGTTAAGGTTTCAGGTTCAACTGGTACTTCATTTGGTTCCGTAACTCACGGATCAAACGTTACTGGTGGTGCAGGAACTTACACATACTAATATTAATTAGTTGCAAGATTAAGGGCGGGATTCAACTCCTGCCCTTAGTCATTTAATGATATAATTGAACTACATTAACGAGAGGAAAAGTAATGTCATTCACAGAACTAAAAGTTTCAGAGTTAAAAAAAGTAGCAGAAATCTTTGGTGTTGATGTTTCAACAGTAAAGTCAAAGCAAGAAATATCTGCTCTTCTTGAAGAAGAGGGTGTATCATACCAAATGTATGATAAGTTTTTAAATTCTGAAAAAGAAGAAATTGAAGTTCCAGAAGTAGAAAAAAAGAAAAGAGAAAAGCCTTTGAAGACAGAAAATGCAATTTTGGTAAAGATGGAAAGACTAAACTTTTCATATCAAGCATTTGGATATACTTTTACACAAGAACATCCATTTGTAGCTATGTCTGAAAAAGATGCGCAAAATCTTTTTGATAATCATACAGGATTTAGAGTTGCAACTCCAAGAGAGGCACAACAATTCTATAACTAATAGGGGGCGTTTTTATTGCAAAATATAGTCAGGGGAAGTAAAGAAAGAATATACTTTAACTTATATAGCGATAGTGTATTAACTCAAGCAGATGGTGCAGTTACACTTTCTGTTTATGATGCGGATAATGATGCAACTCCAATATCAGGATATAGCAATATTTCAGCTGTTAATGAAGATCCAGCGGGAGTATATTCGTTTATGCTTGTCCCTGACTTAACTTCAATAAATAGAGTTCTTAAGATAATATGGTCGTATACTGTGGGAGGAACATATTCTACAGAGGAAGAGTTTTACTCAGTACAAACAGTATATTCAACTACCAGCGATGTCATAGACTTCTTAGGATTTGGCGCAGA